TTCTGGATCTGTCGTTTCCACACCCCACAGAAAGCCGGCAACGGCGCCTGGTCCTGGGAAGTCTTCGTTGGTTCGGTCGCTGTTCTGTGGCACGCCTTCCCAGTCAGTGCGGTGGCGGCGAGTCCATCCAGCCATGCGGACCACCTTGTCGGTGTCTACGCGGCCTGCAGCCAGTTCGCGTGCCTCTGCGACGGTCTGTGGCTGCAAGCCGTCACCAGAGAGACCCTGCTCGTGCCACTCCAGACCTTTGCGCGCAGCTTCGCGGATGTATTCAGGAACTTCGTAGACGGCGCGTGATTCGTCTTCCAAATACTCTTCAGGCGAGTAGGCGTCAATGCCGAGCATGCGTGCCATGTCGCGCACCTCTGGGTCGTTGTCAATGGCGTCATCCAGTTCATCGCCGTACTGCTCCTTCAGGAGTCCGTACTTGTATTCCTTGAACGCGAAGCCGGTTGCGAATGGTGTGCCATCAAAGTCGTTCAGGTGAACCTCCTCAACGCCAGCCACCTTGTACTCCTGGAGCCATGCGCGAGTCTCTTCAAGTCGCTCGATGGAGCGAGCGGAGACGATGATGATCTGCGTGTCCCCTGACATGACCTGATCGTTCAGCGCGTCAATCAGTGGCTGGTTCGGCTGCTCATTGTCCAGAATGAGTGTGCCGTCAAGATCAACGATGGTGATCACTGACCAACGACTCCGATGTTCAGCGCCTTGTAGTGCTCGTCGCCACCTGGGACGTCTGCGCGGTCTTCCAGTCTGCGGATCTCATTGAGCGAGAGGATGCCGTTGTTGAGCGCGATGGCGTAGGCGTCGTAGCGCTCCTTGGTCGTAGGTCGGAGCAGGCCGTCCAGTGTGAACTTGATAAAGGTCTGGTCTGCGCCTGGCACGAGACGCTGCAGCCCTGCCTCAAGGCGAGCGACGAGTGGTCCGAGTCCGAGTCGCAGCCACTCGATGCTGACGATCTCAACGCTGTTGTAGGAGGCGTTGCCGCCTGGGTACTGCAGGAGGTGCAGCGGTACGCCCATCAGCCTGGCAATGCTTTCCACGCCCCAGTGGAGCGTCTCAACGAGCTGCATGTCGCTGATCTTCATGCTCATCTGCTGGAAGTCTGCGCCACCAGTGAGCACCGCGATCTTGTGCATCTTCTCAATGCCTTCGTGACGGCGGCTGAATGAGTTTCGGAGTGAGTCAGCCTGATCCTGTGTCAGTTCGCCTGGGATCTTGATGACGGCCGAGGGAGCAGCGCCCTGCTCGTAGAACTTCGCGCTGTACAACTGCGTCGCAGATGCGAGTCCGAGGGTGGTGCGGTGCTGCTCCACCGGCGAAGGTGCGCGGAGTGCTGAACCTGTGGCGAAGAGTGGGATGTGCAGAATCGCGTCGGATGTCAACTCCACGCCAACGGTATCTTCTCCCATGACGGTGTAGATCGGTGCTCCGTCAACGCTCTTGATCTCAACCTTCTGCGGATCAAGGACACGCATCTCAACGATGTCGCCGTTGCGTCCCTTGATGAAGAGGACGAAGCAGTTGCCGTGAATGAGCAGGCTGCTCACCATGCGATGCTTCAGGTCAAAGCCAGTGAAGTTCGGATTGTTTGGCTGCGGAGTGGTGAGCCAAGACGGTGATGGTCGGTATGGGCGGCGTGTGCCGTCAACGCGGATGTAGGTGTCCCAAGGAAGGCTCGCAACTGTGTCTGCGTACAGCTTGACGGCTGCATAGTATGCGCCGATCGAGAGTGCAGTCTGGCTGTTGATTGCGACACCGGCAGATGAGACGAGTGGCTGATTGTCTGTGATCCACGTGCCGCCTACGGCGCGAGTCTCACCGAGGATTCGGCGAAGGATGCTCACTTGCGATCTCCTAGCGTGTAGCCGATGGCGGCGACGGTCACTCCGAGGCCGATGACTCCCAGTGCTGGAGAGAGTAGCGCGATGCCGCCGATGACAAGTGCTGCGCCCACAAGTTCCAAGATGTTGCTGATCATAGGTTTATCCACTCCACTTTCGCTGCCTGCTTTGGTTCAACCTGCATGAACTTTACACCCTGGAAGGCTACGACGGCAGACACTGCTGCGTCAATGCGGTCAGGTGACGCCTTGTACGCCTTGGTCAAGACCTGCCCATAGCGAGTCAGGCGCGTGTGGACGTTGGCGATGTGCCGAGCGAGGAGCGGATTGCCGTCATGTCGCAGCCCTTCGCCGGTGGCGACTGCGGTGAAGAATCGGTCAACGGCTGGACCCATGCGCTCAATGGTGGCAGTGGGGAAGACGGCGACGCGCTTGCCGTAGCGGTTGGACCACTCCTCAATCTCTGAAGCCCAGCCAGGAGGGTCCGCAAAGATGGTGGCGTCGTAGGTGTTCATGATCTGGTCGATCACGGCGTCCACCTCACCACGAGGCACGGTCCAGTCTGGGTCGCGGTTGGTGACTGCCTTCTCCCATGCGCGCATGAGGAAGATGTGTCCGTCCATCGTGCAGGCGGTGATCACGGTCGCGTCTCGTGCATACGATCCGTCAAAGCCCACGCTGATTCGCTCGCCTGGTACGAGCACCCTCGTGCGCTCTGCCAGTTTCATCCACGCCTCTGCGCCGATCCAGCGGTCTGGCGGCTGCACGAAGCGGTTGAGATGGTAGCGCTGCCACTCGTGAATCGGCACCTCGGCGGCGCGTGCCAACAGTCTGTCAACGTCAACGAAGGCAGGTGCGGAGGGATTCGCCTGCTCCAGCGCAGCTCTGCGCCCTTCGTCGGTCTCTAGGTCGTGGCTGTCGGATGCAGCCCACCACTCGATCAGGAAGGTCGGATCGGACTGCTCGCCGGAGGCGACGGTCTTGCCGTAGGTCAGCATGCGTCCGAGCAGCGTGTTCTCGTCTGAGCCTGCCGTTGAGATGTTGAGTTCCAGCGCCTCTGCGCGCTTGGCGAGTGAGTTAGATAGAACGAGATGCACGCGCTCTTTGTTGCCAGTCCACTCGTGCAACTCGTCAGCGATGAAGCAGGTCGGACGGCCGCCGTCGTTCGTGCCTGCCGCCGCAGCTACGCGGTACATGCGCCCTGGTCTGTCTTTGATCAGGATCTCGGTGTCGTAGACCTCAAAGAGTTTGGCGAGTGGACCCTGCGTCAGCATGATGCGAGCGGTGCCGAACAGGAGGTCAGCCTGCTCAAAGGAGGCGGCTGCGATGGGGATGTTTGGAGACTTCGGTGCCTTGGGTCCTGCCAGTTCAGCCAAGGCGATTGCCGCGAGCAGTTCGGTCTTGCCGTTGCCCTTAGGCGTGCCAAGGAGTGCGCGGCGCACGATGCGCCTCTGACCGTCGTGCTCGTAGAGGCGCCAGATGAAGGCGCGTTGCCAAGGCTCAAGTCTGAACGGCTCGCCGAACTTGTCGCCCTCACCGTGCACGAGGTTGGTCTCAATCCAGCGGCAGATGATGCCACCCCACGAAGGAGGTGGCGGCGTGCTACTCGGCGACGCGAACAGCGGCCTCTTCTGGCTCGGCTTCTTCGGTTCCGATGTAGCGAGGGTCTTCCTCGACTTCGGCTTCTGCTGCCTCGGCATTGGCGATTCTTGCATTGAGTTCCTCCAGACTTCGTGCGGCTTCACCGTAGACGATACCAAGCGTCAGCCCTGCCTTCGGATGCAGTCCGAAGCGATCCTCCAGTTGACGGATCTCTGCGTCCATTGCGGACCTCTGCCGGTAGAGAGGGTTCAGGATTGCCTGACCCTTGTGTCCGACCATCATAGGGTTGAGCCTGAGTTCGGTGTCCATACGGTCTCGCTCGTCGTACATGGAGAACAGGCGTTCTAGCGGCGGCATCTGAGCAGGCTGCACCAGCGAGGCGAACGGTGACTCCCAGAAGGTCTGCCATGCGCCATGCCAGCGCTCAGAGAGGTGAGCAGGAGCTGCAGGATACGCCTTGGGATCAACCTGAATCTGTGGCAGGACGCCAAGATCTTTGGTGGCTCTTCGCTGTCTTCGGTCTGCTGGCTTCTTCGCGCTCAAAGGTTTTTCCCCACTGTGTCCGTTTGACCCACACCGTACAAGAGATAGACGAACTCGGCGCTGGGTACCGTAGGGGTATCGTAC